TTGTATTTCTTTCAACTCCGTCATTAGCGTCAGCAGTATCGACCCTTACTACTTCACGTTTATAATGATTAGAGGGTTCTACATAACTTATGTCTACTCCAGAAATTATATCACTCTCTTTGTTTCCCGAGATCATTAAAGAGCCTTGTTTAATATTGGTTTCGTTAAAAGCCATTACTGGAAATTCATCAGGCATATCAACTGCTAAAGTCAATTTACCTAAAGAATATACTAAAGCAGCTCTAAAAGTTGAACAAATAGTATTTAGTATATCCATTGCAGCGCTTTCATCTGAAATGCTTATATTTAAAGTGAATCTTCTTTCTTTAATTTGTGTTCCTGGAGCTAGTCCTAATAATATATTTCTATTACCCGTAAATTGAAGTCTAGGTTTATGTCTAAAGGTACCATCAGCTTGTCCAGTTACTCCAATAAAAGTACCGTTTACTGAATCACAAGCATCACAATATTGAGCTACTTGATAAAATTTATATTTATCAATATTATCTTCAGGAATACCGAGCCCATAAGTATCATTAGTGAGTATATCATAAACTATCCACACAGGATTTTGAGTCCAAGAATAAACAAAAGTACCATCCCAAGAACCAACATAAATTTGAGGATTTTCATCATTTAAAACATTAGCATTATTCTGTAGTTTATAACCATTTCCAACTCTATCTGAGTCTTGTATTTCTACCTGTCTCCAATCAATTTCTCCATTATCAAGAACTGGTTGGTTATAGTTTGATGGAACTTTTACTAAAAGTCCTTTGACTAGTGAACTAAAATTTGGAACTCCTCCTTGATGCTCATCAACAGCTTTTAAAGCATATCCTACTATAGCAGTTCTTGGATACGCTTGGGGAGAGTTCTCTATCTCAGACCAACTTATAAGCTGAATATTTTCAGACACTCCTGCGCTAGTATCATCATCAGACGTTTTTTCAACAGTAAATCTGTATCCAGAGGTTGATTTAGCATTATCTGGAACTAACACTTTAACATTAAATCTAAAAGGTGTGGTAGATTTACCTGTAATTTCTTTTTCAACACTAGTAATAGTGTCATTAGAATCGATTCCTGTGATGATACGGTTTTTTAGAGTAATTTTAATTTTGATAGTGTGTATCTTAACGTCGCCATTATTCTCAACCTTTTGAAGTTGATTAATTTGAAAATTAAACTTAATCGCATCCCAATCATTAGCTGAAGTTTCTTGATTTGTTACTTTGACACCAGGAACACCATCTAAATTACCTTTTTTAAGGGATACAGGTGAAGCGAAGGATTGAGGAGTTTGAATAGCTTCTCCAAACACATTAAGAGGTGATTGAGTAGTAGTGCCTGATGCTGATAAAGTGACAAACTTTTCTCCATCAGGTGTATTATCTGTAAAGTCAATTAAGTCATCTATGTTATTATCTTGAATCTCAATATCTTGAGGACCATTTGGGTTGATTCTATAAACAGGGCCCTCTCCTAATCCAGAGGTGATAAAAACTATATCAGTCGAAAATAATGAGTTAGGATCTTCAACAGGACCACTGCCTCCTCCACCTTTACCTTTAGCGCCGCCGATAACAGGAACTATTTGGTTTTGATAATTTAAAAATCGTCTAGCCATTAAAATTTATCCTCAACTTTCACTATATCGTTTTTACCGTGTTCGTCTGAATCTATATAACCACTTAACATTTGTCCAGCAACTCGTACTAGACCATATTGTAAGGCAATAGGCGTACCTGACTCAAGTGTATTAGTTAAATTACCAAACATACCGTTTTGTCTCGTATTTGTATCTGTTTCCATCTTTTTTGGTTTTTTAGTGAATAGAGAAGTCATTATGTTCATAGCTAAGTTACCAAGAATAGAACGAGCAAACGACGGCATTTTAGATAAGCTACTTAGTAATCCTCCTCCTGCTGCACTTCCGAGTCCTGTCGATAAACCTCCACTAGCACCTAAAACTGCACCTCCCTCTATAGCACTACCTGCGACACCAGCGCCTGTAAGAGCACCTCCGCCAGCAAAGAGTCCAAAACCACCAGTCATAATTCCAAGACCGATTAATAGTAAAAGACCACCACGTTTACCACCTCCTCCAACAACTACCGGAGCCAAATATATCGTATCACCATCTTTTACATGTTTTACGTGATACTGATCACTGGTGATCATATTTAGATCATTATCTAGAAATGCAAAAGACTCATCAGTTTGAAGATCATGCACCTGTCGCATATAATTATTAAATCTAGGGTGCATAGATTGTAAGTAGAAAAGTAAGTCATTATAGGTAGATAAGTCAATAGTGTATTGAGAATCATCAAAATATGAATTAAAACTAGAGTGAATTTTAACGGTTGCTAACAAGGTGACTTCCTTCAAACTTGTCAAAGACAAGAGCATCTAAATTTTGGTCAAGCCAATAAATAAAAAATTTGTTATTAAATCCTACCAAAAATTTATATTCTTGGAAAGCGGCACTTACTTTATCTTCTTTACTTGGTATGGGGTTTTCGTCTCCAGGATGAGAATGAAAAATGCCCCATATATTTCCATCATTTTTTACTAAATCAGCAGGATCTAAAATAAAGCTAATTTTAGGGGTAGGAGATATATTTTTACAAGGAATATACTTAAAATCATGAGTCACTATTCCAACCGCTTCTTTAGGATACTGTTGTAACGAATGAGCATTCATAGCATCCTTTAATTCATTAAATCTTTCCATCTATAAATCCCTATTGTATATTGTTTGTAGTATCTTCCATACGGTGCTATCCAGCTTTTATGCTTTATCATAGTTTGTAATATGCGATTAGTATCCACGTACAAAGCACAATGATTAGTCACATGAGTAGAACCTAAACTCATCAAAATAACATCATATACCTTTGGTTCTTTTACTTTTTGCCACCCATACTTATCAGAAGCAGCTTTTTCCATCCACCTCTCATGAGTTTTAGAATACCAATCTTCATCTACAATATTACAAAAATCAGATGTTCTATAAGGTATATCGATATTTAATTCATTTTTATATACTAAAGTACAAAGATTAAAACAATCTATGCCAGTATTAATATCGTCACCTAAATGTATGTAAGGAAATCCAGTATAAGAATCATACCATTTCATAATGTCTATAAATTGCGTGTAATCTGCTTATCCAATAATCTGATAAAGTTTGAACACACGAACAACCCCCTTCTTCAATGTGCAACAATCTAGATGGCATTAAATACATACCAAAATGTGTAGCAAGTTCATATTTTTCTGACTTAAATACCATTACATCATAGTTTTTAGCATCTGTCAATTTGACTTTTGTAGAGCATGATGATGCCCATTCATCTACTTTATCAATGTGAAATTGTTTCATCCAATCTCTAGAATGAGGGTATGAAGGTAGGTCAAAATTAATTTTTAACTCATGTTTATAAAAAGCTCTGATTAACTCAATACAATCAATATTACCATACTCATGTCGTAATCCTAGATATTTTTGTACCATGTCGCATACTCTGGAAAAGTTTGTTCAAAAGATTCATTTCTTAGTAAATCAAGTCTTGTTTGTTCTTTTTTAAGATCAACTAGTAAATGAGAATCATCTTTTGAGTTCATATAAATTAACCAATCTTTAATCTGTTTTATATCATATTCATTAAATATTGAGTATTTTTGCAAAAATTGTTTATACTTTTTATTGATTACAGTTTTAGTTTCTTTTGGTAAGCAAGTAATAGAATATATACTAGGAGTTGTAAGAATTGTACCAAAATAATCTATTCTATGTTGTTTAAACCATAATATTAACTCGGGCATTGAAAGTATAGAAAATATGTTAATGACTGATGAAAAAGTTTTTATGTGTTTTCTGTAATAATACACATTTTTAGCAAAGGTATTCCAAGACAGTCCCTTACGAGAATACTCTGCATGTTTTCTAAAACCCTCAATACTAGGCCATAAAGAAACGTCTTTAAAATGTTTCCACATCTCAAGCAGATTAAATTTTTTGTATTTTGTATAACTTAGATTAGTATTATACTGTAAGTTGATATTTTGTGCGTGATTATGAGTAATCAAAAAATCTAATAATTTGTAGTGACCATCTTGTACAAATGGTTCACCACCAGCAAAATAAATGTCATTTAGATGAGGTGCTATGTTAGGTAGATCATTCCACATGACATCATTATCAGTAAAATGATCTATCACTTTAGAATAAGGTTTAGTCGCATCTTTATACCAACTGGTTGAAACATCAGGTCCGCACATTCTACACCTAAAGTTACATAAATTACCAAAACGTAAGTCTAAATAGGTAGGTAAAGTATTTAATTTTCCGTCTGATAATGTATCATCTTGTAAATATTTTTGATTAGCGAATCTAGTGTTTACACTGAGTCTGTTACTGTGTATTCCTAAAGCCTCTTTATCATAGCACACTTTTTTACATACTTCAGGTACTTCATCATTCAAAAACTTTTGTCTAACTTTTCTTAAAGGCGCGCTATTCCATATTTCCGTTATCGGTTGCGTCGAAGTACCAACTACCAAAGGAGGGTTAGACCATTCTGCATGGCAGCATAGGTGAAACTTACCAGAAATACCACCAAATATATGATTCCATGGTAAAATACACCCTTTAATATTATTGTTTTGGGATTGTTCGTCCTGTTGCAGGGAAGCCTCCAAAGTGAATTTGATTGTTACGAAGTGTGCAGGCTTGAAGGGACTTTCCACATACGTCACCTACCGCAGATGCAGCTATTTCATTATTTGCAGCAATAGGATTAGCATTTGAAGTTAGAGAGGTTCCTGGAATTGACAACTCTCCTGGACCAGGATATTGACATTCAGGACCTTTATACGCCCATTGACAGGTATTTTTATAAAATTTTCTGCTTGGTATTTGATTTCTAAAATATTGTAACCAAGACACTAAACTAAAAGTAGCTACTTCATCACTTAAAGAATCTAAGCTATCAATTTTAAATTTATCTTCAATGTAAGACTCTGCATCAGCTTGAGAATTTACAATAAAAACAGCATCACCAACAGCTAAGTCAGAATCTAAAGGATTAGATAAGTATAAAAAACGATTCTCTTGAATATTTTCAATCGTACCTTCAGTAGTACCTAACTCAGATCTAACATTATCACCCACTCTATAAGGAAGTGCATTATAGACTTCTACTACATTTGAAGTTATGTATCTAGCAGTACTGTACTCAGGCCAAACATCTAAAAAATTAGCAAAGGTAGTTTTAATGGTAACAACAGCACCTAATAAATCACGAGTGTCTGACTTTCCTTCTTGCCATTCGCCATTTACTGAGATAGTTTCATCTCGAGTGAATGATGCATTTGCTTTTCCATATATTCCCGTTTCAACACTAGCACTATAAGTTAGCCCATTCGCTCTCGCACGAGTTAGAACATCATGCCCTTCCGTACCTAATCCAAAACTAACATTAGTAGCATTAATAGTACGAGGATCTATTCCGTGTACTAGTTCTCCATTTACATAGGCTTGACAAGCATTAGACGTGTTATTTCCGACTAAAAAAGGATCTTCTACTAATGCAGAAATAATATTATCTACATTAAAAACTGTTAAAGAAACATCGTTTATCTTACCATCACTAGCTTGTTCAATTGCAGATATTTGAGAAGGAAAAGGAATATAACTTGAGCCACTATAAGTAACATTATAGTTCAAATCAGAAATTAAATCTCCCCTAATATCAGCAAACCTAATAGGAAAGTTAGTGGGCCAAGATCTGCCCTCTCCTTTACCTCCAGGATTGCCTGCTGCATTTTCTGGATACCATTCACCTGGATAATATATTTCAAAAAGTCTCACAACAGGATTTTGAGTAAAAGCATTTTTTTCTGCGATAAAACCGCTAGGAGCAATAGATTGTATTGTAGCTACAGCAGTCATAGTATTTCCACTAAAAGTGTTAGCTTGAAAAGGAAGAGAAGTTGTATTTAGAGAACCATTCGCAGTTCCTGATACTGATATCACATTTGAATGAACTATTTCTAAATTAGAAAACTCTGAAATACTATTAGAAAGTTTTACTTTAAGAGTATTTAAAGCAGAATCAACATTAGCTATTGTTCCTGTAGCAAAAGAAGTATTACCGATTAGTATATTAGAGGTTTCGAAAGAAGAAGCATCATCAACAGTAATTATTACATCATAGTTTCTTGCAGTCATTAGTCATACGTTTCTTGTAGTTTAAAAGCTACAGTGTAAAAGTTTTGTGTTAGTGCTGTACCTGTAGATAAAACTTGAGTAACCGAAAGTGATCCGTCAAATCTTGTAGTTATTGTACCAGATTCATTTAGATGTGCCAAGTCAAAAGTGAATGCTTCAAAGTTACCGCTACGAGCATTATAAAAGTTTTCGATTGCAGTTTTTTCAATTCCAGTAACGTTAGTATATTGTAAATTGTAGTTACGTTTTGAACGGCGAGACCTCAATCTTCTTTTTTCATAACCTGCTTGAGAAGTGAAAGTTATTGAATCAAATGATCTTTCTGCTGTAAAACCTTTATCGGGTTTTCTATCTGCCATTGAATTAAATCTATCTAAAGTTGCTACTTCTGAATCAAAAACTCTAATACTTAAGGTGTCTATTTCACTCACAGAGCCGAGAGGGGCACCAGATATTACAGTAGGAGTGTGGTTTGTGATTGCTTGTAATCCGTCTCCCCTGTAACGAGCAGAGTGAGATAATCTAGTAAACTCAACCAGTCCTGTAAAACGCTCT